GAGCGCAGCAGTCGCGGTGCGAGACAATCCGCCTATCGTATGGATCAAACCCAGACCGTAGAAACCAAACCCCGGCAAAAACTTGTAATGCACAAAGTATTGGATCTTGTTTGTCAGCGGGTCGTTTTCTTCGTAATTACGACGGATCGATAAAACTTTGTTGTTTTCTTCGCTGATTGTGACGATATACGGCACCTTGATGCCGGTTTCCTCACCTTTTTCGTCTTTGTCTTCGTAGCCGGGCAGATCCAGATCAGCGTGGAACTCCAGTAGCGTGCAGTCGTAATCGATGTTCGACGCGCTGACGCCCTCAATGTAGTCCGTCTCCTCCGAAATACTGTCAGCACCGGGCTGAGTTGGCAGAACGGGTATATCGCGATAAAAACCAGCGACCTGCTGCTTACGCAGATCGTTCATCGATATACGCACGACGTGCGTTATGCAGGGGCATGTTTGCAGGTCTGACGTCTCGTAAGGCACCACCAGATGCTCTGCAGGCACAAATTTGCTGACAGGACGACCCAAAGAGTCGTCGAAATATACTTTCTTGAACGTGCTGCCTGCCAGAGGCAGGTTGAAAAGCATCTGATCAAACTCTGGTGTGTATTCCTCCATCACGTTCGTGATGTAGTAATTCATAAAGTTTTTGACGCGACTGGCTTGCTCTGCTTTGGCCGTGGTCTGCGTGCCAAGGACCGCTGTTCGCACGGGGCCGTCTGCGGGCAACAATTCATTGAATGCTTGCGCTTGAAACTGCACAGCAGCTTCTGCAAGCAAGGGGTGAGTGACGCCTGTAGCGCCCCTGAAAGGCTCTGTGCGCTCTTCGTAGTTGAAGCCTAGAAGCTCTAAGCCGCTGGAGTAAGCCTCTTCCCAGTCGTGTCTGGAAGCCTTGTTCGCGGTGTATTGATCCATCAAGTCATTTGCGACAACAGCAAGTTCTGCGTCATCCATGAATTCAGCGAGGTTATCGAAAAAATCGTCCTCACGATCTTTGTTACGCAGCGGGTCGAAGTCAAAAGTCACGCCCCCATCTTCATCTTGCGTGATTTCGATGCCCTCGATACGCATAGCCTCGTTTGTTTCGAGGCCGTTTGGTAACGCCTCTACCTCAACCGCTAATAACTCGGCTTCGTCGAGGTTCATGCCTTCTCTGTCCATCAAGGAGACGGGGGGTCTGTCGCCATTTGCCATAAGATCCTCCTAGCGACCTATGCTGATATCAGGAGAAATTGGATCGAGGGGAGGTAACCCTCGCCGTCTGCGGTCTGCATTGATTTCTCGCAGTTGCTCGACGGTGTACCCATATTGAGCGGCGATCATCTCTTCACCCTGTTGACTCAAATAAACATTCATCGCGTTTTGTTGCGCCGCATTTTGCGCTGCGTAGTAGTCCTCTACGGGTCCGTACTGACGCTCCCATTCACCCAGAGCGCGTCGATAACTTTGCTGTCGGCCTATTCCTCCACCGCTTGGTCTGACCGGCGGAGGCTCGGGATAAAATCTCGTTCCAGAAGTAATGCCACCGGTCGAGGTGCTGCCTGTCGTAGTTTCCTGCTCTTGAGCTTCGTCCATCATTGGGTCAGGGGGCACGTAGTCCTCCACTGGACCATAAAGACGTTCATAGTTTGCAATAGCTTCAGCAAATTCAAGACGACCGTAGCTTCCCGTTGAATAGTCACTGGACTGCGGTGGGGGTGGCGCTTGTGCAGGTGTTGTCGGAGGCCGAGAAAAACGCAGACTCAAAAATGGCATCGCACCTGCAGCCACGGTGGGCCGATAAATAGGCATCTGATATTCACCAGCAACCGCGTCAGCGAACGGATCACCCGTAGCTGCAATGTTCATCCCTTGAGTGGTCGCATACCCGCCGGTTTGAGGCGTGATTTGATCAGCAATGTCAAAGTCTGCCGTTTCACCGGACAGCATTACCGGGTCCGGCAGCTCTGGTGTCTCCGCTATCGGAGGCGGCGTGAATAACGGCTCCTGTGGCACTACGACCTCGGTAGGTGGAGGCGGTGTATAGACAGGGGGCGGTAATGGCGCTTGTTCGATTGGCGGCAACGGAAGTTCTGTTGGCGGCTGCACGACGTCCACAGGTGGAGGCATGTTCATCACTGGCGGTGGAGTACCAACCACAGGCGGCGGTGGAGGTGGGGGCAAAGGATCAGGTATCGGTACCCTCCCCTCTAAGATAATCCCATCATCTTGTTTGGTCACTTCCACTTCGCCCGGTGACGGTCCTTCTGCAACAACCCCAGTGGAAGGCGTAAACGGAGGAGTCGTCGTTTGGGCGGGAGGGGGTTCACTCGCTACCGGTGCCTCGCTGACGGGCGGCGCTGTTTCAATCGGCAAGCGGGATGCGGCTTCTGCTTCAGCAAGTGCAATTTGATCAAGCACTGACTGCGGGACATCTCCTGCTGCGTTGAAATCCACAAGAGGCATGTCCGCAAACCGTTTATTCTGAGAGTAGGCCTGCTCTCTTCCGCCAAAGTCTCGCACGGCACCGCCGCGCTGCATCTGCATTGTTCCACGTGGAACACCGGCCCCGGCAAGGGGTCCCGAAGTGTTGTACTTGCTGAAAAGGTTGGTTAGACCTGTTATATTCCGTTGGCGTGGCGTCATCACACCACCACCAATAGCAAAACCCGGCGTATCGGGCGGAATTTGTTTTTCTAATTCTTTGGCTTTTTGAATTGTTTCCTGAAGTTCTCGCTCCTTGATCTTGCGAGTCCTCGGTTTCATCGATTCTGTAACCAGTTCTCTGTTCAGTCGTGAGGCTTTCCCACGGGCCGCGTTTAGACGTGCCAGTAACGTTGCTACCGGAATGATCGGGTTAACCATAATATGCGCCTGCCGTAATATTCATCGAACCCTCGCTTTCTTCCCAGTCGTCAGTAGGCAATTGCACAAAATTACCCTGCCGATAACGCATCAGCGCCTGTGTGGTGCTGTCCACCAAGTCATCGTGAGTCCCGTTGGGAAAAGCAGCGCATTCTTCCACCACTTCTTGTGCCCAAGACTCGTCAGGTGCCCAGATCATACCAGCTTCAAACAACGGAGAGATACTGTGTACCCTAGATAGCTTGTCATTACCACGACTGGGCGTAAAATTCACTACCGGAATGCCCAAATTACGCAATTCCTGAGTCAGAGGGGTCCCTGAAGCCTTCGCTTCGATGATTACGGTCTCTGGCTCCCAAAATTTGTAGTGATCTAGAGCAATTTGCTTCAATTCTGGGAAGTCCCACCGCCCTTTCTTGGCATCGAGCAGTATCAAGTGCGCTGCACCACCAATCTCCTCTGGATAAAACACCCCCCACGTCGTAATCGCACTATAATCCGACGTTTCGCGCTTACTGAACGCCGTATCGTAGCTCTGAATCACGTATTGAAGGTTCGGAACCGTGTCTTTTTCCCAAACGTTCCACCATTCCCGCTTCAAAATGGCCAAAGTCTCGGATGTCGGGTTCTGTTGGTACTGAGCGTTCCACTGATACGCCGGAATCGACGCTTTTACCGACTCCAACTCCTCCTTCTTCCAAAATTCAGGCCAACATGGCTCGCCAGAATCAAAAATTGCAGGTAATTCAAGGACTTCCCACTGATCTGCAAACGGATCTTTGGTCATTTGACGCACCAAATTGCCCGTCATGTCCTTCTCTGACCACCGAGTCTGCACCAAAACGATAGCACCACCCGGCTGCAGACGTTGTCGGGGACCCGCAGTGTACCATTCCCACGCATTTTCAAAGCCGCTGGCCGACATCGCCGTCTGCTCCGAGTGCGGATCGTCAATTATGATCAAATCACCACCGCGACCGGCAAGGTTTGAGCCGACACCCACCGCGTAATACATCCCGCCAGACTTCGTATCCCACCTGCCCGACGCTTTACTGTCCGCAGATAGCTTCGTATCGTCAAAAATCTCCTTGTATTCGTCCGTTTCCAGCAGGTTCTTGACCTTACGACCAAAATTTACTGCCAGTTCGGTGGTGTGCGTCGCCTGAATGATCTTCATCGACGGGTTACGGCCAATCATCCACGCCGGAAACAAGTAAGAAGCAAACTCAGACTTTGTATGACGCGGCGGCATGTTGATGATCAACCGCTTCAGCTTACCCGACGCAATCTCCTCCATCTTCTCAGCAATAC